CGGTCCGCCCTACTCAAGGACGAATCGGACGGTGCGGGGAGAGTCGCCGATGGGGAAGGCGTCGGCCACCCCAATGCTGCTGAGGCGCTTAGGATCGTTCCGGAGAACGCGAAACTTCCGCGCCCACGTCGCAGGAAGTGCCGTAATGCCCCAGTACTCGCGGCACCGGGACGCGATTCGGGTCTGCACGTCCACAGTGGAAATTTCGATGTGGGGCTTCCCCTCGCGCCCGGCCTCCTGAACCTTCCCTTCGAGGTAACGGGCGAGAGCATCAACAATGGTGAGGTCGGGATCCTTCGTTGCGGTTGCCATGAGTTGCGGTGGGCCTTTCGGCCTTTTGTTGCGGGTGCGGTGAGTTAAAGGCGCCTGCCCGATCCTCCAGGCAAAAAGAAGCCGCCGGCCGGGGTGTCTGGACGAGGCTGTTCCTCCTGTTTCCGGTCGGGCCGCTTGCGGTAGCACTTCTTAGTAGAGAGCGTCACGCGCCCCCGAACGCACAGGGAGCACCCCGAGCCAAGGTTGTGGCACTTAGGGCACGTGACAGTAATAGGGGTCTCTTTGCGCTCGTGGTGCGGCCTAGTAGGCATAGCGTTGCGGTGTGAACCTGTCGGTTCATTGGTTGCGGTGCGGTGGAGGGACAAGGGTCAGGCCTCGGTGACGACGTTGGGGATTTCGGTCGCTTCAGAGAGCATTTGGTCGCGCTTGTCATGACTTCCGTCTCTGGCCTCAATCGTAGCGAAGCGGGAGATCGGGAACGACGCGATGATCCCGCTCTCCATGTCTAGATCGGTGTCGGCGTCTACTACCGGGTACTCCGTGGAGGCTATGGAGCGGGTTCCTGGACTGGCGTTCGCCTCACCGTTGGCCTCCGCGTCCATGTACCAGAACCTGTTGCATGGAACGGCGGGGGCGCTCAGGTGATCGTCGTGCCCCGTGCGCTCCATGTGGAGACACGTGGAAAAGATGCGGCTTGCCTCGGTGTGGTCGAAAATCTCCTCTTCAGCGTGCCACGCCTGGGCGGGATCGGATGTCACGGCCCGACCGTGGACAAGAATAATGCGGCTCTCCTCCGTCAGCCTCTCGAACGGGAAGTTGTGGGAGATGCGGCGCGACAGGCCGTAGCTACGGGCCTCTTCCAAGATGTCAGTGGGGTAGGGGTATCCGCTTGCCCCGATCCAGTCTATGACGTGGAACGTGTCCTCCCGGCGAACAAGGGCCTGCCCAATTTCCTTGTCCACTTCGTGGGCTACCGGAGGGTCGGCCCAAAAGTATTTCATCGGGACCCCTTCCTGGGAGAACCCCACTTCAAGGTAGACTCCTCCCTCCTCGCGGGTCCCACACCCCCTTTCAACGCCGGGTGTGGCCCCCGGCACGTCGGGGCCGGAAGTAGAAGTGGCGCGGCTGACTGCTTCTGCGTGCGGCATGATGGTCGTTGCGGTTTGCTGATTGCGGCCTATGTGTCCCGTATATTAGAGATTAACTAATGGAGTGTCAAGGGCGCAGACCCAACTTCATCCTCGACGGCTTCCTTGATCGCATCGAAGCTCGCTCCTTCGCTTAGGGCCTCCCGGACGGCAGCGCGGACACGCCTTACGGGGTCTTCTGTTTGGGAAACAGGAGAGGATGCGGTGTCGGCTTCGCCCAAGGACTGGTCAATGTCTTCTGTTGCGGTATCAGGGTCTTCGAACAGCGTATCGGGAAGAGACTCGGCCTCTTCTTGGCGGCTGGCCTTTCGGAGCTGGGTTACGTCTTTGTGCCGGAGGTTGCCTTCCTCCTCGAAATGCTCTACGCACCGGTTTTGAAGGGTGGCGGACATGTTGGCGACCTTCTCCGCGACCCCTTCCGCAATCTGGTCCCGCCGAACTCCCTCCTTGATGGGCCGCGGGGCAGAGGCGAGGCGCAGTCGCTTCTCAATAGTACTCTTAGAGGGGCCGATCCGGGCGAGGGCCTCCACCGTATAGCCGGCGGCCACAAGATCTGACAGGGCTTCCGCTTCCCGAAGCGGGGACGGAGACCGGGCAAGGTTGAGGAGAAACGTCAGGGCGTCTGCCTCCGCACCCAAGCCGGCAGGGATCACGTAGGCGTCGAGCATGCCCCGGCCCCCGTCTCGGGCCGCGTGGATGCGGCGGCGGCCGTCCACCACTCGGTACCGGTATTCGTTGTCCGAAGGAGCAGGTTGGAGAACAGGGACGGACAGGAGCCCAAGAGCGTCGATGCTGCTCTCGATCTGGCTGTCTCCGCTATCGAGGGTGGGGCGGATATCGGTGATCGGGATAGACTTGAGCTCAGGGTTCACCTGCTCGAACCCAAGGTCTAACTGATCGTCGGTCATTGGTCAAAAAGGGTCGGTCTGCGTGAGAGGGTAGCGGTCCCTTTCGGGAATGGAACAACCGGAATGGCCCTTCGTCAAAGGTGACAGACGCCGGGGCGCTTGGTCAGCGATCCCGGTGATGGTCTGTGTGAGCGCCCACCTCGGCCACAACCGGGGTGGGCGTTTGCTATTTTGGAGCCGCGTGTGTCAGCTGCGGACGAGAAACCCAGGTTCCACTTCCTCCTCCCCGATCTCCTCGAGGATTTGCATGCGGAGTTTGTCCACTCCGTCGTACTCGTCCGACATGGCTTGAGCAACTGCGCTCTGCGTGACCCCGAGACGGTCGGCCACCTGCTGCTGCGTCAAGTTATTCTCGCGGACAGCATCGCGGACCCGCTCTGTCAGTTCGTCCCGTGTAAGTGCTGCGTTAGGCATGGTTCGTCTGTGGATATGGTGATCCGTTTGGGTTGGAGCATTGCGATGCTGTTGCTGCGGAGCGGTAGTACGGAGTATAAGAAACCGGCTAATAGGTGTCAAGCCCTTCTCGCTGCTCCTCCGAATCGGGCCAAAATCGGCCGATTCTGACTTAACACTAACTCTTAAAATAAATTCTTATATATAGAGGACCGAAATCCGAAAATTCGGAATTGGCGATCCCAATATTCGGAATTGGAAACCCGACTTTTTGGAATTGGGCTCAGCGGCGTCTAAGCCCGGTCGAGGGCCGCGGTCACCTTGCTCCGAATCTCCTGGATTTCCTGGTCGCGCTGCTGGGCGTCCCATTCGCTAGAGGGGGAGGGAAGCGGCACGTCGCTTCCGATCTGTTCCTCCGGATTCTCGAACACCGACTCCATGAGATACACGAACGCCCACGTCGCCTCTCGGGGGAGCGGGGATCGCAGGCTGGCCTCGCTGATCGCCATGAGGCACTCTGCGTCGGTCGCTACCTTCGTCCCCGCGTCCTCCAGGGACCCGGCCTCCACGATGCGGCCAAGGAGCTCATCGGCGTGAGCCCGGTACACAGGCGCGGGTACCTGTTGGACGAGCCCTGACGGGCACAGCACAGAAAACGCCTCGTGGATCTCCTCTTCCACGTCGGGACATTGGGCCTCGAACTCCTCGATCCGATTCTCAGCTATTACCATCTGCTCAAACACCGAGTCGAGGGAGCGGCCGAGGGACTCCTTCCCAATGAGGCCAAACGCGTCCTCCGCGGATATTTCGGTGGGGCTGGAATCGGCCCGGCTCTCTGTCGCGGTTGTCTCGAGATCGTCAAAGAGAGAAAGGGTCACGGCGTTAGCTCTAGGTTTGAATAAAGAAATAAAGAGATAAAGACTCTGGAGGTTCGAAGGACTGCCGGCCTGTCACGAGGTAATCTGCCGGTCGCGGTCAGCGGAGCCTCCCGGCGCTCCTTTGTGGACACTGACCTGATCTCCATCCTCATGTCCTTTCTGGCGCGCGGACTCGCTCTGGTATTGCACGCGGGACTTGCTATGGAAGTAGATTCCCTGCTCACGTCGAATGGCCCGTTTTCCTTTGCGCTGCTTCTCCCTGTTCTCGTCTGCAAGGACAAGAGCCTCTTCGGCTTGCCCTTCGCTCACATCGTCCACCATGTCCTGCAGTCGAGTACCGACACGCTCGACAACACCCAGCCTGTACCCGTTCGTGTCGGCGCGGGAGGCATCGGTGCGCTCTCTGAAGTCGCGGGTGAGCTGCTCTACCTGTGCCTTAATGGACTGGACCATATACTTGAGCAGCTCAATGTCCTTCTCTCGGCCGCCCAGGATGATTACGCACGGCTCGCCTCTCGATGTAGAATCGTATCCGGTGAACACCCCAAAAACGACCCGACGTTTGCGATGAGCCCCTTATACCAACCGGGGGCGCTCTTATAGCCGGGTGTCCAGTTTTGGGCGATGAACTCTGCCTCTTCGATCTGTGCTCGCGTGAGAGAGTGCTTCTTCATGAGCTCCTCTGTTTTCTCGCGGAAGGCATCAGCCTCGGGAGCGTGGCTGGTGGACTCGGCTTTGGCAAGTAGCTTCTGAATCTTGTCTGCGATCTTCTTGCGGTCGTTGGTCATGGTTGCGGTGTATCTTTCTTGGAATAAAGAAATAAAGAGGAAGGGTGTTACTCGATGGTGGACAGCTCTTTCTGTGTCCACGTGCGGCGCGAAAGGCGCTCGCCGCCTTCCACGTGGCTTACGGTGACTTGCCGGATCGCGCACCTGGACTCGTCGCTCACCCGCTGCACGAACCGGCGAATGCGGTCTTTCCATCCACCCGTGTTCTTCGTTGTGTAGTTGCGGGTCTTGTGATCCAGGGTCCGCACGGCCACGTGAAACTCGTCGTCGTGGTCGTAATTCTTCGCCGGAATTGAGTATCCGCTGGTTTCTCGTTCTATAATCGTGGTCATGGTCAAGGGTCGGTCTGTGTGAGTGGGGCGCGTCCTGTCCCCTCCAATGCGCCCCCATTATAAGCGTTTTACTAATTAATGTCAAGCGGTGTGCCTTGGAAATTTTCTGCCCCGCCCGCTTGACATTAATTAGCGCTATGCTTATAATAAGACAGAAAAGAAGGTAGGGGGGGGTAACCCACTCACGCAAACCGATCACAAATAACGCAATTTCTGCTATGCCGACCGAGACGATTCTCGGCAAAGTGGCTACCACCTGACGGAGCCGATGTACGGCCTCGTGATTTGCTATCACGCTGACAACTAGCACTTAGAAGAGACAGGGACCCCTCCCACTCACACAGATCGACCATCCCATGCGATACGAAAGCCTCCACACTGATAAGGAGCATTTCACCGGGAAGGACCTTGCCCTCCGTGCGATTGAGGGTGCCATCGAGCGCGTCCGTCAGGCAAAGGGGGATCACTCTTCGGCTCGTCTCTCCAGAGAGCTCAAGGGCTACCGAAAGGTCCAAGAAGGTTGTGAACTTGTTGGTTCGCACAGCACGCGAATGGCGACCGTGTACAGGGTGTGGGCCCGACAGGGAGAGGAAGAGTTCGAAGTTCTCGACATTGGGGGAGGCCGTTTCGTCGCCGAAGTGTCTACGGAGTCGAGTCGACACGAGGACGCCCTTCCTTCCCAGCGCCTAATGAAGTACCGCATCAAGTAGCTACACAGCAGGAGCATTCATTACCGCAACCTGAGAGCCGACAGGCAAAGTGCCGACAGGCTCATCACCAACCGCAACGATCATCATGACGCATTCCGAACACGCCAGAAACGCTCTCACCATGGGAACCGGCCAGCGCACCGTAACCGTGGACACCGCCCGCCGCTGCCGCCTGTGGAACCAGGGCACTCTCCTCCACACGCAGGAGGTTGACGGGCAGTGGCACGTCTGCGAGATTGAGGAAGACGGGACCGCCCTTGTCCGCCACGCTTGGAATCGGAACCACAAGAGGCGCGTGACCCTGCACCCAACAGCGGTGCTTCGATTCGTGCCAAACTCGTCATACTAAAATTGCACAACCGTTACGGAAGACCTGCGTACCACGTATCAACAGTCGTTCAAAACCCCACCGAAACCTCTATGCAACACGCTAGTCAGCAGGGCGGGGATACGAGTCCTCTCTACCGGGGATTTACCTTGAAGGAGTTTCGTGATCTCTTAGGCCAGTCGCGCAAGGAGGAGCTCAAAGATCTTATCCAAGATTGCATCGACCGGGAGGCATACGAGCATGCTGAGGTCGTTCGCGAAAATCTCCAGAACCGAAGCTTTGACGATAAGCAAGAGAGGTCTTGCCCTAGGGAGGCCGGTGAAATCTCAGAGCACATCACCAACGCATTCTCAATCAAGGAGCAAATTCAAGTCGCCTATTCGGTTCTCGATAACGTCTTTCGCGAAATACGGGTGGATAGGCCACGAATCTCTGAATGGGTAAACTGCACGCTCACGCAGATCGAGGCCGTAATCGATTCGTTCAAGCATGATGAGGTTCCTCGTGAGTAGAGCCCCCCTTTTTTGCAACCCGTGTTTCTCGCAAAAGAAAAGGGACATAACTACCCTTATTTTGCTTTTCTGACGTGGGAAACATATTTGGGGATAGCGTTCAGAACTATTTCCCCTGCACTCGTATGGGGTTGTTGTCTGTTTCTGCAACATGAAACACACTCATGCCCGTAGTCGTGCATTTGGGCACATCGCATTCTGCTTTCGACGCACATGCTTCATGCCCGACCCAGAAGGAGCCGCAGGACTCATCACGGTCACCAAGCAATTTCACTTTCACGCGGCCCACTCGGTCCCGCAGGTCAAGGACTGCCAGCAGGTCCACGGCCACACCTATCACTTGGGCGTGACGATTGGAGGGGACCGGAAAGGCCCCGATGAAATCGAGGAGGGCATGATCGCAAATGCCCGGCGCATCAAGTCTCAGGTCAAGGAGGCTGTGGTGGACCGCCTGGACCATGCCTTCATCGCGTGCGGGGATGAGAAGATCGTCCCGGTCTTAGAGGATCTAGATTATAGGGTGGTCGAGATCGGCGTGCGGACCACTGCCGAGAACCTCTCTGAGTGGATCCTGGAGAGGCTTCAAGAGGAGACCGACTTTCTCATCCTCAAAGTGCGGCTGTGGGAAACTCCGTCGATGCATGTAGAAGCCCATCCGTAATGCCGAAGCACACGTACCAAGTCAAAAACATTTTCCCTACGATACAAGGGGAAGGCTTCTGGGCTGGCACTCCCGCAGTGTTTGTTCGCCTCGTGGCGTGCAACATGTGGAGCGGCCAAGAGGAGCACCGCGAGCGGGATGCCCGCCGCAATACGCCTGGTGATGAGGCGTGGGGATGCCCCATGTGGTGCGACACCGATTTCACTGCTGAGGGCAGCGAGAAGCTCACCGCCGGGGAGATTGCAGAGCGGATTGGCTCCTACGGGCCTCCTCCTCTTGTTGTCTTTACGGGAGGCGAACCGCTTCTCCAGATGGACGGACATCTCCTCATTGCTGTCCACGACGCTTTAGGTGCTACCATAACGGTCGAAACTAACGGGACGCAGACTCTCGAGGGGACCTTTGGGGACACGGCCCACAAGCACCCCTGGACCCCCGATTGGGTATGCTGCTCGCCAAAACTCCCGCAGGAGCAACTTGAGATTGAGGCCTGCGACGAGGCGAAACTCATCGTTCCCGATTTTCTCCCGAAAGACTACCAGGCGCTCGAGGAGAAGTGCAGGAGGCGCCAGGCCCCTACCGGAAGGCAGCGGCACCTCTACGTCCAACCGGAGGACGGGCCCCGTTTTGAGGAAGCCTGCTCCTACGTAAAACGAATCGCCAGAGAGCGAAGCGGGTGGCGCGTCTCCACGCAGTCTCATAAGACTATCGGTGCCGCATGAACCACCCCAATCCTAAACCGGCACCTAGACCGGAGCCTTCCGAACGCGAAATGTTTATTCGGCACATGGTGGAGGATCTTCTCCGCTACGCCGAACCGGAAACCCACGACCGGAATGGCCTCAAAGAGACGCCCCGCCGCGTCCAGGAGTGGATCAAAGAGTTCGTGCGGGAGGACGAGGCGATCACCTTCACCACGTTCAGCGACCCTACAGCTGATCAGGTAGTTGCCCAGACGGACATTCGGTTCTACTCCCTATGTGAGCATCACATGGTCCCGTTCTTCGGGCACGCCACAGTCGCCTACCTGCCGGACGGGGAGCTCGTGGGCTTGTCCAAGCTCTCTCGCCTCGTCCGCTTCTACGCTCGTCGCCTCCAAACGCAAGAGCGCATGACGCGTCAGATTGCGGATTTCGTCCGGGACGAGCTGGGTCCCCGTGGGGTGGCCGTGGTGACGACGGCGCGGCACCTGTGCATGGAGATGAGGGGCGTGGAGCAGCCCGACGCCAAAACGACGACCTCCCGGCTCACCGGGATCTTCAAGAAGGACTCTAAGGCGAGGAAAGAGTTCTTCCAGCTCAGAGACCAGCATCGGTAACTGCCAAAGAACTACCACCAGCAGGCCATGAACGATGACTTAGGCAACAACGAATCAGCAGGATTCATCGAGATTCGAGACAGCACTGTGTACTGTACAGTGCAGTGGGAGGGGATTCACCACTGGAACGACGCCCCCGACGAGGTGGGCTTTCTTCGGCACCCGCACCGGCACCAGTTCGAGGCTACCCTACACGTTTCGGTAGAGCACTCCGACCGGGACGTAGAGTTCATTATGCTCAAGCGGTCCCTTAGTCGCTTCGTCAAAGAGCGCCTTCAGGGATACGTAAAGGACGCCTCGTGCGAGGACATGTGCAACTGCATCGCCCGAGCGATGAATGGGCTTGGCTACCGGGTGCGCCGGGTGCAAGTGTCGGAGGATGGGGAAAACGGTGCAGACGTGCGGTACCGCTACCGCCCTGAGCCGTCTACCAATACGGAGGCCTCCAGCGAAGCAGAGGCGGTAGGTTCCATGTCACTTGACGTGACCTCTGTCGATGTGGAGAGGCCTCGTCTCCGCTAGGCCAGATGGAGCGTCACAGACAATCTCTCGAAGTCCGGAGCTAAGAGCTGCCGAAGATCCTCCTCGATCTCGGGAACGTCCTCCTCAGTCGCGGCAGGGCACCCGGCGCCTAGCCACTCGATCACAAGATCCTTGGCTTCTTGCCGGGACAGTTTCGCAGACCCCTTTTCGTAGGCCAGTTCGACTCGCTTGATGTCGAGGTTACAGTTCAGGGTGGTGTTTGGGAAGCGAAGGTTCGTTTTGAGTGGTGCGGAAGTCATAGCCATGGGGCGTTGCGGTGTGTGAATGATTGCGGTGCGCTCCTCTCCTGTAATGCGCTCTCATTATAAGCGCTGCGCTAATCAATGTCAAGCCTCTGATGAAGGTCCATTTTGCCGGAAACGGCTTCCAGGCCAAGGTCCTCCACGATGCAGGGGTGAAGTATTGCCTTCGGTCGTTCTACTACATCCGTAAAGGAGACGGATGGACGGAGAAAGACACGGGGACGTACCGCCCCTTCAACCACCTCATCATCGACTCGGGCCTTTTCACGATGATGTTTGGATCGGACTCAGGCAAGACCCTCACCTACGAGCGGGCGAAGGAGTGGCAAGATGAGTACATCAAGTTCATCAAGGCGATGCCCCTTGAAAACGTCTCCTTCGTGGAGCTCGATGTTCAGAAGAAGCTTGGCCCCGATGCGGCGTGGCGGCTCCGGAAGGACCTCAGGAAGCGGACGCCACCCGGCACCTCCATCATCAACGTGTACCACCTCGAGGACGGAGACCCCACCGGCCTCCTTGAGTTCAGCGACTACATCGCAATCAGCCAACCAGAACTGCGGGCCAAGGGCACCCCCGACCGCAGGCAGCTCACGTCCGCCCTGGCAGCTGAGGCGCGGGACCGCGGGCTCAAGACCCATCTTCTAGGGTGCACCGGGATGGAGTTTCTCGAGCAGTTTCGGTGGTGCGACACGTGCGACTCGACCTCATGGCTGGCCGGAGTCATGTACGACAAGCTGCCAGGCCCAGATCTTCCCGATGGGGACGGGGAAGAGAGCATCATTACGCTAGACCGGGTAGACGCTCAGCCGTCCCGCTACGACTCGAAGGGGAACGACCGCACGTATTGGTCGGCTGCAATTTCTCTCAACCAGTACGCGAAGTATGCCGGACCTCAAGACTGAACTTTCCGACGTGCTCTTCTCTGTGGAGGGCGACTATCCACTCCCGGCGTGGCTCCAATCCTGGTGGGCGACCTGCGCCACCACCTTTCTCTTCATCCTTGCCGTCGTGGTGGCGAACCTGCTCGTGAGCCGCTTCGGCCATATCGCTCTCCCGTTCACCGCGTTCGTTCTCATCCCATTCGACCTCGTAACGAGGGATGTGCTTCATGAACGGTGGGCCGGGGTAAGCCGGGGTGCGGTGTACCTGTATTTTCTCGCCCTCATCAGTGCTGCCGGCCATGCTACGCTTTCAGTCCATTCGGGCGCGGCGTGGGTCGTTGCAGGATCTATTGCGGGGTTCTCTGGAGCCACCGCGGCGAATACGGTGTGCTACGACCTCATCTTGACCTACCGCCCCGACGTGTCTCGCTTCTGGCGCATGACCGTTTCGAACGTGGTGGCGGCCGTGGCCGACTCGGTGCTCTTTCCGCTCGTTGCGTTCGGGTGGGTTGATACTGCAATCGCAGCCAGCCAAGCAGGGGCCAAATCCTTCGGGGGCGTCCTGTGGGCCGTTGCCTACGTCGCCCTCCTCCGCTGCACCTCCCGCTAACAGCCAGTAGGTCTCAACTATGAGTAGCGCCGACCCTGTGCTCCCTACCGAGCATGTCCTGGACGACCCGACCGAAGAGGGGTATGTGATGATACCCACCCACCGCATCGTCAAGGCCCCGTGGAACTACAAGGAGAGCGACGAGGCGAGGGCCCGGCAGCTAGAGGCGAAGATCAAGCGGGAGGGGGCTATCGTCAATCTCATCGTTCGTCACCTTTCCGGCCAAACCGCAGACGATGGGGGACCTCTTTTCGAAGCCATAGACGGGAACCACCGCATCGACGCGTACCTCAAGGCAGGGCGCGAGGTGGCGATGTGCTACAACAAGGGTCGGATCCCGGAGGAGCACGCAAAGCGCATCGCAGTCGAGATCAACGAGGGAGACTTCGAGGCTGACCCTCTCGCCCTTGCCGAAACGCTGAGCGACATCGAGGAGGAGTTTGGGCGGGAGGATTGGATGGAAACTTCCCCCTTCAGCGAGACGGAGATGGACAACTTTGGCGATATGCTGGATTTCGACTGGGATTCGGTAGAGGCCCCTGAGGACGAAGAAGAGGGGGGGGGGGCAGAGGACGGAGACACCGACCCCGACCGTTGGGAGACGGTAGAGTTCATCCTTGCAGACGAACAGATGGGAGTGTGGGAGGAGGCAAAAGAGCGAGTGGAGAAGCAGTTGGCCGAAGAGGGACTGGAGTTGCCCGACGACCCCGCCGTGCGCCGGGGGCAGATTCTTGAGCTCATCGCTGCGGAGCACCTGAACGGACCCCCAATAAATCCTGACCTGGCCGATGAGCAGGAAGATGCGCCGTTCTGAACCCAGAGGCCTTCGGTCTTGCCTTCAAGACACGATCGCTCCGATGGGCCTCGAGCACATAACTCCGCAGAACCGGGCGTGCGCTGCTCGCCTGTCCCTTCGCCTCCAGCGCCGGGGACATACGTTCGGCGAGGCCGACCGTGCTGTAGGGTGGCTCTACGGAGTGTCCTCACGGACGATACAGAGGTGGCGCCATGCGCTCGGGCACGGCCATTGCACTAAGCGCGAATACCCTCCGGCATGGGCCAGATGCGTTTGAACACGTAGGCATTAAACAGCCCTCCCCGGTCGCGCAGGCGTGTCCGCGCACGTGGCCTCTACTTTCAACCCAGATCCCTGCAGATATGCGTTCAAGCCGGCATGGGCACTAGCAAAGAAAAGAAGCTCGAACTGGCGAAACGCCGAAAAAAGGTGGCTCGGCTGTACCTTCAGGGCTACCCGCAACGGACGATCGCGGACGAGGTGGGCATGTCCGTAGGGACGGTGAACCGGGACATCTCAATTATCCAGAAGCGGTGGAAGAAATCCGCGCTCGTGGACATGAACGAGCACTTCGAGAGGGAGCTAGGGCGGCTCGACAACACAGAGCAGATGCTGTTCGAGCAGCTCAAGCAAAGCGGGGAGACGAAGACCAAAACGGTGAAGAAGATGAAGGAAAAGCTGGCGCGGGAGAGTGAGATCAGCGTGACGGAGGACGGGGACCTCAGAAAAGACCGCGTGACGAAGGATCAGGAGCCCACCGAGCGGGAGATAAGGACCACCAAAATCGAGCAGAACCGCGACGCTCACCTGTGGCGCTACATTCTGGACGTGCAGAGGGAGCGCCGTGAGCTCCTTGGGCTGTACGACCACAGCCTATCGGAGGAGGGCAGCCGCATGGACACCCTCGTGAGTACCATTGAGGAGACTGCAGAAGAGACGGACATGCGGCAGTTTGACGACGAAGAAATTCGGTAGCCTATGATCTATGCTTCTATCCGGTATGACTCAGACAAAGCGCTGGCACCCCGACCGCAAGACGGGATGGAGCAGTGTGTCTGGCGCGGGGACGGTCGTCCTCATCTTTGTGTTTGACCGTCTCTTTGGGGTGCAGGTGGGCCCCGAGGTGGCGTCCTCAATGGTCACGTGCATCGTGGCCGCCGTGTCGTACTTCACTCATCACGAAAGCGAGCTGCTCACCGATGAAAGCGACGCCGACCCCAACACGGATCAAGGACACCGCAGAATGGCCCCCGAGCCGCAAAGAAGCGAGGAAGGAGATTGAGCAGGCGTTCGCCGGTGCGTTCCGGAAGTTTCTTGAATCAGCGCTCACCGGGGACGCGGGCAGAGAAACGGGAGTCACCTCCCGCGCCACTGGGCCGCTTGTGACCGAGGACTTTCTGGACAAGCTACAGGCGGAGGCCTATCCGATCCCACACCCGGAGAATTCTACGCCACGAGTTGCAGCGAAATTCCGACGCTCAGGAACGGCCATTGACTTCGACGCCTCATGAGCAAGCCCACCGAATCCAAATTACAGAGGGCGATGTTCGCTCCGCTCGCTGATCGGGGGTACTCCCACATCACCCCCAACGTGCATCTGTTTGGGTGGGAGTCGGACCTAGTGGGCCTTACGGGGTCGGGCTATGTGGTAGAGTACGAGATCAAGATCAGCCGCAGCGACTACCGGAGGGACCAAGAGAAGAAGAGACACCGAATGCTGCTCTCTCACACCAGTACGGCGGGCGCGAACATGCGCACAGCAAAGTTCCCGTGCCGGTTCTTCTACGCCTGCCCTCCGGGGCTTATCGCAGAAGACACGCTCCCCCGATATGCGGGGCTTGTCTACGTGACCCCTTCGGGAATCGACCGGCAGACAAATGCCCCGCGCCTGACGAAGACGAAAGCCCGGAAAAGCCAACGCACCACCCTCGCTAAATCTCTCATGTGGGACGCGTGGACAAAGCGGCCTGTAAGCAAACGATAGCTATGAGCACTGACAGGCACCTGACAGAAGATGCTACCATTCGGGGGGCTTTGAAGGAACTAATTGAGGGGAATGGATGGATCGAGGTGATATGCACCCTCGACCTACTGCTTTCCGACCCTAAAAACATCAACGACGAAGCGAATCCGAAGGTCGAAGACTATACGGTGCCGATGGGCGTTTCCATTGAGTTTCCCCGGCGGCGCACGCTCGCCGAGGACGGGAGCGACGAGCCACCCACCCTTGCTATTCACGACAATTAATCGCACCACCGGCTATGAACCACGAACTTGAAATCAACGCCGATCTCCCAAGCGCCCTGGGCTCCGAGAGCGAATCCCAGGCATAGCCACCCCTCTTAGAGCGAAAAGATCGGGCGCTTTCCGGGGGATAGACCACGAGACTAGTATTAGCGAGGCTCCCATGTATCATCCTAAGCTCTACGCCTCCCCCGGTTATGCACAAGCCCCTGCACCGCGCCCTGCGCCTCACGGAGCAGTATTTCGAGTCTCGGCAGTCGATGGCGGATCACGTACAGATGCCCCGGTCAACCCTTGTGGATTGGCTGGACGCTCCGTTAGGGGCCCGCAGCTACCGCGCCCACGAGAAAGACCCTACGTACTTCTCCAACCTGCTCTCCGCAGTGTACGCCCGCGGGGAACAGGTCGGGTTCGAAGACGGACAGCGAGCAGATCCTGACATCCCCCCGGAGGAAGAGCACATAAGAGAGGGGGACACCCTCAAAACGGTTCGCAACGTGCGGGAGCCGGTCCACTCTGTTGAGGAGGTGGGAGAGCACTTCGACGTGGACACCGGCCGATTCTACCCGCAGAAGGTGGAGTGCGGCCAGCACGAGGTGCCGATGAAGCTCAAGAACGTCACCACGATGGAGGTGGAGGGAACCGAGCGGCTCGTTCGGGAGGAAGAGGGAGTAAAAGTCCCGTGCTTCCGCATCAGCGTCACGTGGAAGCGCGCGACGCATCGGCGCATGGCCGTCGCGTTCGCGGAGGGGCTCATGGAAGGCCACGACCCGCCCCACGTGCCGGCTCCCACTGTGCCGAAGACGGGGATCGTCAGGGTCATCTCAATCCCTGACCTCCACCTGGGCAACCTTATCTGGAGCAAGCACGGGGAGATCGAGTGGAGCATCGAGAAAGGCACCGAGCAGTGGCAGCGGGCGTTCGCCTACCTTCTCAAAGGAGCGAAGGAGGCAGGGGTGACGGACGTGGTGTTCGATGTGGGCAACGACGCGGCTCATACGAATGGAGTGCGGGGCGAGAGCGCAAACGGGACCCCCTATCAGCAGGTGGCCCCGGCCCACCACACGAGCGAGGCGATGGCTCGGATGTACGAGGGAGGAATCAAGGAGGCCCGGTCCAGGGGCTTTCGGGTCCACTCGGTCGTCGTCCATGGCAACCACGACTTCGACCCTGCCGACTGGATGGGGCGCTGCCTGTCGATGGCGTTTCGGGACGCCGATGGGGTCACGATTCACCGGAGCGCCGACCCGTGGCAGTTCCTGCGCTTCGGAAGCGTCCTCCTCGGCTTCACGCACGGGAAAAACTACGAGGGGCGCTTGCTGTCCCCCTCGGATCTGTACGCGCTGGCTGCGGAGCAGGATGGGTGGAGCGAGGCGGGCTATATAGAAGTGCGGACGGGGCATGCCCATAGGCGGCACCTAGAGGGGGTAGGTGGCTACCTGGAGCACAAGGGCGTCCTCGTCCGCACCTCCCCTACGCTCTGTCCTCCCGACGCCTACCACAAGCGCAACACGTATATTGGGGCGCTTCGCGCTGCGGAGGCGCACGACTACCACCGAGACCACGGCCTCGTCCGTCACCGTCCCTACCTCCCCGATCTCCTTCCCGACGACGCCCCTTCTGCCGCATGAGCGTTCCCACGTTCGACGTCGGAGACAGCGAGTATGGGATCTCCCCGAAGCAGCTCTGGGCGACCCATATGATCAAAAAGCGCGACCCTCGCGTGGCGATGTACGTAGGGTCGATTCGCTCGGGCAAGACGATGGGCAGTCTTTTTCCGTTCGCCCGGCATGTATACCGGCGCGGGGACCGGGGCGACCTCGTCATGATCGGAAAGTCCATGGACTCTCTCGAACGCAACGTTCTGATTCCTGCCCAAGACCTGTTCGGGGACGAGGTGTTCAGCTACAAGCTCGGGGGACGAGAAGCCTCGCTGGATGGGCACCATATCCATCTTCTCTCGGCGTACAACCGCCGCTCTTTCAAAAAGCTGCG